TAAAACTTAGAAAAATAGGAGCCAAAAAACCAAAATATTCTTTTCCAAAAAAAAACCCCGCCATTAAGGCGGTTTTCTTTTATGAGTTAAAGCACTTAATTAAATCCTCAAGCACTGCTCTCTCCTCTTTATTCGCAAAGATAATATCTAGCCTATCATTTACCCTAGATACAATCTCATCAATACCTAAATCATTAATCAAGTCACAATTTAGCGAGATTAGCCACAACTTAAACTTTTCTTTCATAACATTCCTCCTTTCCTCATTAATCATACCTTAATCAAAAGTGCGGTCTATTTTGGCTACTAAATTTTGCGATACAGATCGCAAAAAAGATAAAAAACCTAGGAAAAATCGCATTATTAGCCAATACCTAATTATAACCTGCTCAAAAATTAGCCAATCAGTAAAAATTATTCAAGATTTATTTCTGTTTAAAATCAATATTTTATAAAGTTTGCTTTATTTTATAGTTCAAAAAATAAGCAATCAATCAATTTTTCTTTAAATAAAACTTTACATCAAATAAAGAAATGTTTATCATACACCCATCAAAACGAGATACACATAAACAAATATCTCAGCGCTCTTTAAAAATCAGATTACAAGAAGTTTACTCATAACGGCATTATGCGGTCGTGTAGATTAAAAGCCCTACCCTGCGTGATGAGAGTAAACGGAAATCCCACTGAAAGATGAGGCCAGTGAAAAACTGACAGTTACAGAAAGTCTAGTCGCAGTGGGGAAATATCTCAAAGCACATTTGAAGTACAGAGACACAGAGGCAAGTGAAACCTCTGCGAATGATAGAGAGAAGTGTGCTTTGAAATGGCTCTTTGTTTCGCTGGTTGTGGAAACCAGCACGGTACAAAACACGGGTAGCGTTATGGAAAATAACACGGGTTCAAATCCCGAAAGAGCCTCCATCTAAAGCCGCTTTCAAATAGCGAATTAAACCTCAATCTTCTTGAATAATTGATTGAACGAGAGCGGATTTAGCTGGAAACAGCGTTTTTCATAATGAAAAAAATCTCCTTTAGATTGGTTAGCCCTAGCTGCTTTCACACTTTGGCATTAGGGGATTTTTTTAAGACTGAATAATCTGTTTGACAACCATAATTTCTTATACTACTATTCGCCTCAAGGTGTCGAAACCTCAATATGTTCAAGGCGGATAGTTCAACTGATCGCCACAAAGGCGATTTTTTTATATCCGTAATCCTGACTATGTCGGGAGGGTGACTAATACAATACCTTCGGGAAATAAGTCCAGCCCTTTCCTTGAACGGGGTTTTCGAACCTCCCGACGCCACTGTCGAAAGTGGCTTGTTCAACAAATAGTTCAAGGATTACAAAATGTCAAATCTTACAATTTTCAATTTTGAAAACACACCTATTCAAACCATCGTAGAAAACAACGAAATCTTTTTTAGAGCAGCTCAGCTTGCAGAATTGTTGCAATATAAAAATCCACATAAAGCGATCAAAGATCACGTAGATTTTGACGACCTAACGAAACGTGAGATCGTGAATACTGTAAACAAACGCGCTCAAGTTCTCTTCGTGAATGAAAGTGGAATGTATTCATTAGTCTTAAGTTCAAAATTAGAGCAAGCTAAAAAAGTAAAACGCTGGATAACTAAAGAAGTTCTCCCGCAGATTCGTAAAACAGGAAAATATCAACTTCAACCACAACAACTTGCACTACCTGAGCCTGAAAAGAAATTCTCTTTTGAATTTACCGAATATGAACTTCAACAGCTTGCTTGGTTATGGTTTGCTTTCAAGCGTGGCGTAGGTACATTCCAACACATTGAGAGAGCCTTTAACGTTTTAGGCTCAAATATGAGTTCACAAATATACGGACAGGCTTACGAATATTTAAGCGTGCTACGCTCAACCAATCAAATCTTAAACCGCATCACAAGTGATTTTGACATCAACCAAATGACAAACTGGCGTGTATTGGAACACTTGCGAGGCTTTAATCCAAAAGCCGTAAAAATCGACTTCTAAAACAACGGAAAATCCGACCGCACTTTTCCTCAAGAAATCCGTGCGGCGGATTTTTACACCCAAAATTCACTAAATTGACTAAAAAGGAAACAAAAAATGGAAAAGTTTACTGATGTATTCGCAGAAATCACACGACCTTTAGCAAAGATTGCTTGTGCGATGTTTATCGCCTTTTTGATTGGCGGAATTTCTTGTTGTTTTGCAAGCGAACCAACAGCATTAGAGCGTGAACAAGCAAGAATTCAATGGATTGCAGAACACGGACAATACCAACCAAATCTTACAGAGCCAGCTAAACAAGAGGCTATGGCGTACACAAACATCAAACAAAAGGAATTAGACGATGCCAAGAATTAGATACACATCAGAAATCAAGATTAAAGAAACGGAAAACGGTTTTTTTATCGCAAGTCTAATCATTAATAGCGTGGTTAATCACTCTACCTATCCGCAACGCTCAAAGCAAAATGCAATCCTGTTAATTAATCGACAAATTGAGCGTTTTAACGCTATGAATGAGGTCAGATTACCGCTATACGGGCAGAAACAAAGAAAGCCTAAAGGTACTAGCGACAAAATGAAAAAGGCTGGCAGAACTCGAATGATGAAGTCTTGGGTTAAGTCTTTGGAGTTGTTTAAGGATTACACCAAACAAAGATTAAGCCAACCAGAAAATGAAAGACAGGTTTACTTCTCAAGCGCTGATTTACATCGCCAGTTTAAATTCTACCTATACACAAAACAAAGCGTAGTTCACAGCGGACTGCTCGCACCGCCTAAATATATGGTGTGGCAAGGTCGCAGAGCTTTAATTTCTACGTTTGACGAATTAACAGAATACTTTGGAAAAATTGAGGTGCTGATAAATGAGCATAATAGCCGAATGGGAACGCCAAGAATTCAATAAATGGGATAAACAGTGCGGCAAAGAAGATGACTACAATCGAGCGGTAGAAATGGAAATAGAAGCTATCAAAGAAAATATCGCTAACTGTGATGATGATGTTATATGTGTTTTTAGAGAGAAGATGCTTGATTATGATGATGTTATCAATACCTTTGATGATGATACGTTTAATGATGATGAATTTATAAAGGCGGTCGCACTTGGCACTGATTATGAAGAAATGCGAATTAAAATTCTGACTGCTATGGCAGAAGATAGATTAGAGCAATTAGAAAAGGATTACAGAAATGGATACATCCTTAATGATTAACCGAAAAGAGAAAGACGAAACCGCCAAAGAAGAGCGAGAGCGCAAACTGAACGAATTCCAAGACTGGCTAATGAGTGGAATTATCGATCCGAAACGAGCAGAAGAAATTATTGAGCTTTATTACAAAGAAATGCCATTTTAGGTGAACAAAATGAAAATATATATCGACATTGAAACAATCCCAACACAAAGAAAAGAGCATCAAGATTTTGTGTGCGAAAACATTAAACCGCCTGCTAATTATAAGAACGAGGAAACGATTAATAAATGGCTTGAAGAAAACAAAGAGGTTGCAGTTAATAAGACTTCCTTAGACGGTGCGTTTGGTGAAGTTGTGGTTATTAGTGCTGCGATTAACGATGATGAAGTAGTTACATTCTACCGTAACGACTGGCAAGTCAAAGGCCGTGAGAAAGACATTCTGACACGGTTTAATAACTGGCTAAAAGAACAAGCTAACAGATGTAAAACCGTTCCAGTATTTATCGGGCATAACGTAACGAGTTTTGACGGACTGTTTTTGTGGCAACGCTGCATCATTAATGGTGTGAAACCTTACTACAAAATGGATAAGCGAAACACTTACGACACGATGTGGGAATGGTGTGGGTATAACCGAGAATCAAAGCCTAGCCTTAATAAGCTATGCCAAGTGCTTAATATCGAGCAGAAAGGCGATATTGACGGTTCCAAAGTGTGGCAAGCAGTACAAGATGGTCGCATTGATGAAGTCGCTGAATATTGTGCTAAAGATGTTGAGCGAGTGCGAGCTATTTATAAACGAATGAATTTTGAGGTGTAGAAATGGCAGAGAAAAAACAATCTCTACAGCGTAGAGCGTGGGATTTGCTAAGTAAAATAAACGTCAATGACAAAACGGAAACGAAAGGATCTGGGAAATTTGCTCTAACCTACCTCTCTTGGGCGTGGGCTTGGGGTGTACTTATGGAGTATTTTCCTGAAAGCATTTACGAAATACATCAAGATAAAATTATGCCAGATGACTCTGTAATGGTATCGGTAACGCTAACGATTAAAGATGGTGATGAGCAATTTAGTCGCTTTATGTGGCTGCCTGTAATGGATCATTTAAATAGAGCTATCAAAAACCCAACAGCTACAGATATTAACAAGGCGACTATGCGATGCCTTGCGAAAGCTATTGCGATGTGTGGGCTTGGTCATTACATCTACGCTGGCGAAGATTTACCAGCAGATGACGAAACCCCAAAGACAAAATCACAAGAACCCTCTCAAAAATCAACCCAGCAGAATGTGAATTCTACTCCAAGTGAGTATTATCACGATGATGTTGAGAATTTAAGAAAGAGACTTCTTGGCAAGACAAAAGAACAAATTGAAAGCGAACAGCTTTACGATAAATCAATCAATTGGTTAAAAGAAAACAACCCTGATTTAATTGATGAATATAACTTGATGTTTAACGACTTCTTAGGAAATTTACTATAAGGAATCAAAATGAGCGTGAATAAATGCCTATTTATCGGCAACCTAACCGCAGACCCTGAAATTAGAACAATGCCTAACGGTGAGCAAGTGGCTAACTTCACCATTGCTTTAAATGAACGTTACAAAGCTAAAGACGGAAACTTTGTAGAAAATGTTGAGTACGTTCGCATTGTACTCTACCGCAGATTAGCCGAAATCGCAGGTCAATATCTACATAAAGGCTCACAGGTTTACATTGAGGGGCGATTAAAAACCCGTAAATGGCAAGATAACAACGGACAAGACCGTTACACCACAGAAATTCAAGGCGATAACTTACAAATGTTAGGCGGTCGCCAAGATGAGCAAAAACAAGCGAAACCAAGTAAAGCTAAACCAGAGCCATTAAGTGCAATGGCAGAACAAGGCGATAGCTTTGACGATAATATTCCATTTTATGGGTGAGTTATGAGTAAATTTATTAAATTTAAAAATTTTAGAGCTGGTGACGGTGATTTAATTGTAAATGTAGATTTAATTAGAACTATAACATCAGCACACAATGACTGCTCTATTATTAAGTTTTCGGACGAGCATAATGTGGTAGTAAAGGAAACGCCAGAGCGTATTTTTAAAATGATTGAGACCGCCAAATAAGGCGGTTTTCTTTTAGGTGAAAAATGGAAAAAGAAACAGAACACGAATTAGCGGAATTACACGAAAAAGAACGGAGTTTGGAAAAAACTCTTGAGCTTGTGCGTGAGAAAATCCGTGAGTTAGTAAACTATACAAATAAAAACAAGGGGCAGAAATGAATGAGATTAATGTGAGCATTCCTTATTCGTTGTTTAAAGAGTTATTTGAAGATTCTTTTAAATACAACCTAATGCCAACAACTGATGGGCATGCCTCTGAATCTATTGAAAATGTTAAAAAGTATTGGGTTTTACTTAATAGCGGAATTAGAAATGAGTTAATTAGACTATCTAAGTGCTATGTATCGCTAGATGGAAGAAAAAAAACTGATGTAAAAGATTTTCTGCAATGGGCCGAAGATAATATCCATAATCAGCACCAAGCTAGTTTACAGCGACCGCTGGTTAATATTTTGCCAGTGGTAAATCTTAAGCAGTAAATCAATATTTAACAAATCCAATAGGCGTTCCAAGTGAGCGCCTTTTGTTTTAATGGAGTAAGTGATGGATATTATTAATTTAATCGAACAGCAAACGCATGAAGAAAGACAGGAATTGTTCAATGAGTTTATTAAACTCTTAAACCAAAAAAGAGAATATATTGATATTCCTGAAAGAATTGTGTGTTCCGCTTGCCAAGTGTTTGTAGATGAACGAGATGGTACTTCAGAAAACGGTGATTATATTATTCATGAAGTATATGGTTTAAGACACTATGACCCATTAATGCGTAAACAAATTGCAGAACTCGAAAAGAACTACAAATACCCTTTATTAGATTTTGAGCAAGGTTTTTTAACGAATAAAGGTCGTTTTGTTGGGCGTGAAGATGCGATGAAAATTGCCCAAGAGCAAGGGCAAATTATACGGTTATCAGGCTCGCCAAACGCTGATATTTTATTTTCAGAAGATTTGTATTAGGAGTAAATATGACTGCACCATCTTTAGCCTATCAAGATGCAATGAATGGCATTGCTATTTTATATGACGCATTATCTAATGCAGAAAACGAGTTAGATAAACTAAAAAATCCATGGATTAAATGTAGTGACAGGCTGCCAGATCTAGACGATGATGGTTACAGTGAGAGAGTTTTAGTATTAAATTCTTATGGAGATATTATATTTTCTTGCATTGTTAATCATGACTGGGAGTTTGGCAAAGATATTACCCATTGGATGCCTTTGCCTGAATTGCCAAAAGATTAAATGATGATTAGCTAAGATTGCTATATATTGACACCGCTTATACTTCGGATTAAGATAACCGCACTACAAACTCATAGCGGCAATCCGCACCCGAAAGCATAGCGGTTTTTTTATGCCTAAAATCTAAATGTGAGAATTCTCACATTTCCAATGATCGGGTCTAGAGAGCCTAATAAAATACCGAAAGGGAATACGCTCCGCTGTCTATGAGCAGTAGTTGAAGCCCGATCAACCCTACTAAGGTTGGTCGAATTAAGAACTAACTCATAGAGGGCATAAAAATGTCAAATTTAACAATTCTAAACAATTCAATTCGCCAATTAGACAATCTTTATTCACTAACGGATCTACACAGGGCAAGTGGCAGTGAGCAAAAGCATAAACCTGTCTTATTTTTATCAAACCAACAAACCAAAGAATTAATCTCTGAAATAGAGATTGAGAGCAAAGTAGGAATTCCTACTTTGGCAGTAAAAACGGTTCGTGGCGGTAAAAATCCAAGCACTTATGCTTGCGAAGAATTAATGCTCGCCTATGCGATGTGGATTAGTCCTAAATTCCATTTAGTTGTATTACGTGCGTTCTTAAATTTACACAAAAATTCGACCGCACTTTTACCAAATACGATTACGCCAGAACAACAACAGGCGATCCAATCTGCGGTACAACAAGCACACCATAGAACAGGTTTACACTGGCAAGAAATATACCGTCAGTTAAAATCTGCTTTCAAGGTTGCGAAATACGACCAAATTCCACAAGACCAATTCGGAAATGCGATGGCGTTCATTATGAACTTGCAACCTATTGCACTTCCACCAGCAGAAGAAAGATTTACTTTCGATTTAACAAAAGAAGAAATCTCAAATCTTACTCTATTGTTATTCTCGCACGGTCAAATGAATTGGTTATTGGGAAAACTGGTTAAACCGCTAGAAGTAATTGGTTCGTCATATAGTCCGACAGTTTACGGACATCACACAGAATATAAGCGTTTCTATGATAAATCTTTGCCAGTGGCTAGAAAGCTCATAGAACCACTTAAACAAGCCCATAGAGCCGATTTTGAACATTTGCTATATCGTTTATCGGCTAACTAAAATAAATCACTATAACCGCTCTTTATGGGCGGTTTTTTATTGGAGCTTTTATGGATAAAATACAACTATCAGATAAAGCAGAGAAAGAGATTGTGAACGCCGCTAAAATGGCAGCATTTGCCTCTTACACAGAAAACAGTCAAAACTTGATGACTATCGAAGAGATTGCTCTGTATCTAAATAAGTCCTATACTTATACGGTGAAGTTCATCGTTACGAAAGGCGATTTTCCACAGTCTAGGTACTTTTCAGATGAAAACGAGCGACCTCGATATGTTGCTGGCGAAGTAGTGAAATGGACGAAAAGACACGCAAAGCGTTCGCAATGACTCCGCCAAAATTACGCCAAGATATACCTATCTATTTGTTATTCCTATCAAATAAGGTGCAAGCTAGTCGCACCATATTGCAATCCCAAGCTTTTTAGCTTGGGATTTTTCTTTTTATCCCCCCGCTTAATTTAAATGAATCTTTTCTGAATAAAGCATACATACAAATGAAAATAATTTGTATTGATTGACGAAAACGTTTTCGCTATACTTTTGGCTCTTTAGTATCTATTGGGAAGCGATTATGAATTTTAAATTAAGCCTTATTTCAACCGCACTTTTAACTAGTTTTTCCATTTCTACGTTTGCAGAAACTGAGCAAACCGTAGATACAAACACCGAGACACTTGAGCAAATTAACGTTCAAGATACGGGAATTAAACAAAATGGTTATCAAACGACAGGGACATCAGTTGTATCAAAAGCTGAAGTGCCTGTATTCGACACACCAAACACAGTAAATATTCTTTCGACCAAACTACTAGAAGATCGCAAACCTGAATCACTCATTGATGCGCTTTATAACGTCAGTGGTGTGAGTCAAGCGAATACGTTAGGTGGTATGTTTGACTCTATTCAAAAACGTGGTTTTGGTGGAAACCGTGACAACTCAATTATGCGTAACGGTTTACAAGCTGGCCCAGCTAAAAACTTTAGCGCGACAACTGAAACCGTTGAAGTTTTAAAAGGACCTGCATCTGTACTTTATGGTATTCAAGATCCAGGTGGTGTGGTTAATATCATTACTAAAAAACCGCAACAAACGCCACGTTATGTCCTTGGTGGAACCTTAGGTAATCATAGCCTGTGGGGAACGCAATTAGATTTTACTGGTGGCTTAGGAAATGGTTTCGCTTACCGCTTTATCTATGATAAACAAGAAAAAGACTACTGGCGTAATTTTGGCAAAGTGAAAAGCACGACTTACGCACCCTCTCTTTCTTGGGAAAATGATAAAACTAAAGTGCTTCTTTCTTATGAACACAAAGATATTCTTGAGCCATTTGATCGTGGTACAAATCTTTTAACGGCAACTAATGCATTACCGGATATTCCTGTATCGCGTCGTTTAGATGAACCAAATAATGAAACAACCGCAAAAACCGATAACATTGATTTCAAAATTGAGCACAAATTAAGTGATGGTTGGAAATTAAATGCGGGTTATAGCTACGCTCGTTACAAATATTTCTACGATCAAGCTCGTATTACAAATGTTAACGTTAAAACACGTACAGCCCGTCGTGCAATTGAACAGCAACAAGGCGATCAACGCGTTCATAGCGGTACATTAAATATCGTTGGTGAATTTGGTATTGGTGATATCGCTAACCGATTTGTAGCCGGTATTGATGCAATGCGTAATATTCGTGATCTTGGTCCTATTTATAACCAAGGCATCATGAATTCTGATATCAATATTGATAATCCAAACTATACTAGCCCTGTTGCAGAACATAAAAATGGTAACGGCAACGCCTATCAATATAACTATCTCAAAACTGTTGGTATTTATATTCAAGATACCGCCTACTTTACAGATAACTTTATCATGACGGGTGGTTTACGTTATGAGTACTTTGATCAATTTGCAGGACGCCATTGCTTAAATGCAGCAAACTGTAAAAAAGGTCAAAATCTAACAAAAACCGGAAATACCGATCAGCACGATGGTAAATTATTGTATCAATTAGGTGCCGTATATAAATTTACGCCACATATTGCGACCTTTGCGAACTACTCTGAGTCTTTCCGTCCACAAATGAGTGTGGCAACACCTGTTAGCGGCGATTTAAAACCAGAACAAGGTAAATCTTTTGAAAT